TTTCTTTTCCTTACTCTATTGTTAACCCCGTTATTGTTGGGGGTGTGTACACAATATAAACATTCCCTGTTTCTACTCCCGTAACGTAAACAAAAGCAGAAGTAGTAGGAGCGCTAAGAAAACTTGCATGCTGGAGCTGTTCATTAAATGATACCGCTTTAAAGGCATAGCCTTGATTTACTACTATAGGAGAATATCTTGCGTTTGTTTTATCTGTTTGCTTCCAATACTGCCACTCACTCTCCCCACTTACCCCATAATTTGTCTTCGCATATAAATCACACCCTTTATACGCTCTCCCTGAATCTGGCTTATTCCAATCTAACAATATAGCTGAAAAATAATCTTGTTCCACTCTTGCTGTTAAGTTTTGTACATGATCAGGTATAGCTAAGAATATATTTTGTGATTCAACATTTTCAGCGCTATTGTAATCCCCTGTCACGTTGTAAACATTTTCATTATATTCTAAGGCCTGAATTTTCATTACCTCTTGATCTGTTTTTGTCAGCTGCAATACACGGTATTTTTTCTCCAATACATCTGTTTGTCCCACTATCCATTTCCCATATTGCGGAGGAATAGACCCAAAAGCCCCCGTCACTGTTACACCATGTACATATCCTGAAATAGATGGATCAATGTATCGCGTTTCAACAGAATCGCTTGTTAATTGACACATTAGTTGATACACCCCAGCAGTTCCAAGAGTTATTCCGTGATCAAAATGTACGTGCGTTGCTGTAGAGTCAACAATTCTACCACCTTCGTTCCATTGAGGCACATCATGTTGAAAAACAAAAACATCCCCCGCTTCACAATGTACTGCATCCAGCCCAGCTTCAAACTCTATGAATCTTTTTACATAAGCAGATTGATTTAAATAATATCTTCCAGTTCGTAGTATCTGAGTCGATCTCGATACCCCGAACAATGCTAAATTCGATGTTCTTCTTCCTTCCGTCATTATAGAATTATAATCTTCCAGGAGTATCGTATCCTTATCATAATTTAAATCACGGTTAGCAAATTGTATTTCAACGGAATTAGGTCTTTGATTCCTATCACGATAAACAACGTTAAATGAATTTTCAACTATGTTACTCATATTAAATACCTGAACGGGGTTTTCTGGTTTGTCTATTCTTAATTTTATCTCCCCATTTGTCCACGTCATAAACCCTCGAAAACTCTTCAACAATTGATCCAATATATCTGGAGCCTTTGACCTTCCATCAATGACTACGTCCATTTCAAAAGACTTTTCTTCACGCGTTGCCGCAGAAGTATAAACCGAAGAATAAGTATCGCAATATTTCCCCGCATCATAAAAACTTGCTTTATCCAAAATACTTTCACTTATTACATCCCCAAGTCCATATCGTTTTTGGCTTAATAAATCATAAATACACCAAGCAGGGTTGGTGCTGTATTGCTTTTCAAGCGTTGTACCATCCCAATTAACCGCAGACCCGAGAAGTTCTACATACGTCCCAGACGGAGCATAATAACAAGATCTAAACGGAACAGTGTTGGCCCCGTCAGTAAGTTTCGGAACGAGATGTTTAATCCCACTCATCATAACGGTTATATTAGGTATTCTTCCTGACAATTGCTCCCCAGATTTTAATCGCATAAACAATAACGCAGTATTCGGATAGATCTTGTCCCCGTATTCTACCTCATCAACTTCGATTAATTTTACCCCTCCAAATGTACTAACATTATCTGGGTCGATTGATAACTTTGTCGCTCTAATATCATATATTTCCTTTTGCAGATTTTCTATCTTCCACCATCTATAAAACTGTTTTGGGGATACCCCTTTCATATTTACATAACCACCATCGTTCCACGCAGAAGCTGCAGCTACCTTGTATTCTACATGAATCTGTGCGTCAAAATTAGCGTATTGACCTTCCGAGAAACTATACAAACCAGATTCAGTAAAAAATCCTACTTTCAATTCCTCGGTATTAGGGTGAATACAATTATATATATAAGGAATACCTGAGAGTAGATTCACGTTGAGAGCATTAGAATTTATTGAACCTTTAAACGCGCTTATTGCAGATTGAGTGTCGGTTCCAAACCTTCTATCAACTGTTATTACACTCTCAGCATAATTCGAAAGAGGCTGCTTTTCTATCTGTATATCATTTATTTCTTCAACCTCTCCTTCACCCATTGCCATCAATAAGTTTACATAGGAAACATAGGAATTCGGGCCTGTAAGAGGATCACTCCTTAGTCCACTTATTGATTGAATATTAATTCTAAAATTAGGTGTTGGATGGTGGATATCTTCACCACCTATGTATATAACCCATCTCTTCCTCGCTAAATTACTAATATTGAGAGTCTTTAAATCGCTCATTATATCCAATTGCCCCGTCAAAGCGGTATAAGCAAAAAACCACTTAGAAGGATAATCAACAGATCCTTGTGCATTAAGCCAATCACGGTTGGCCTTTGCCTGCGTCGTGTTAATACATTCATCATAAGGAGGATACCCCTTTTCTAAAGGAACACCATAAATAATAATCCATCCGTTAAATATAAATGGTATCGTAAGACTTTCGACCTCTTCCGCCGTTTCAAATCTTATCCATCTAAATGAACACCCGTTTCCTATGTAGCCACCAGATGCTAGCATATCTTTTTCATAAATCGTACCTACTATATTTGCCATTGGCGTCGCGGTATTGGCACCATTGTACCACGTTCCAGTAACATTACCATACGCCATTCCATAGGTAATTTCTCCTGGAACGGTACTTCCTTGAGTATCCAAGTTTATCACGTTCCCGCCGATACGATGCCGCCCATAAACTATAGGAATCGGAATCCCACGTTGTGCTGTTAAATAAGCTCCTTGCCAACCATAAACCTTCCCCTCCCCCAGCGCCCCTCCCCCAGCATCTATATTAATTTCACTCACAGGTTCCGCATCAGGTGTTGTAGTAAGATAAAGGCCTGCCCCCAATAATGAGGCAAGCCAAGCATACGGAAATCCAAACGCACCTAGAATCGCCCCACCTATCATTAGCACTGAACTTACGAATTTCTCAGACATTTTTATACCTTAGTATTTTATATACTTTTTTTGACCACAACTTACTATTCACCAACACACTCCCCGTCTTAGGTGTTGACATTAACATTAAACCCTCTTTTACCGCAACACCAAAGTGCACATTTTTTCCGTTGTATAAAAAAACAAGCAAATCATTTACATCTAAAGATACAACTTCATAAAACTTCGAACCATTTTCTAATTCTTTTTTAAATGCTTCTAACTCACTTTCTCTTGTATATTTAATATCTTCTAATTTTATATTAGTAAAGTTTTTATAATATAACTTTACTAACCCATAACAATCACAGCCACTTATTTCCTCTCCACCATACACAAAAGGTACACCCACTAACTCTCTTAATTCCATTATATCCTCAATATTCTGATGTCTTGAGGGATTGAAAAGAACCCTCCAAATCTTACTTCGTTATTATGCCACTCACACCCCGATGCCCCATCTAATGTATGATCACAATTAACCCCACCCCCTGTAAATCCAGATGGTTGTACATATCCTTCTGGGTCACCATAAATAAGATACATACTAGGCCATTCTCTAGGAAAGGCTTCACTGTTGCCTGTTGGAACCGTTGCTTCAAAAGCAACAGAAGGACTAGAATTCATCGATCCATTTGCAAGAAGACCAACAGCTGAAGGAAAATCTTCAACATACGCTGCCCCTGTTGTATACGTCCACTGATTAGTTACTCCACCAGCCTTTATTGCTATCCAATAAACGTACGGGGACATTTCCGGTTGAAGTGCTGTGGGTATTGTTTTTGTGTACCAAGTATTTGCAACAGGTACGGACATTTTTCCTAAGTCATAAAAAAGAGAAGCATTATAAGGGGTATTTACAGCAGACCCTTGATAAATTGCTAATCGTATATCATTCGGGCCATACCCTCTATATGCAACACCTTTTAAAACCTGCCCTGCAGGAATACTTAAAAGGCTACTTCCCCCACCTACAAAACAAGGTACATCAGGATGGTATTGAGTATTAGGCAACACACTCTTAATTCCCCAATTAATATCATCAGATTCTTCCCAACACCCTAACCCTTTATAACTCCATTGACAAAAATTCGTCTCGAATGTTCTTCCTGGCAATTGATAATCCATTATATCAAGTTTAGAAACAAGATTCAATACAATCACTCCCTGATTTGCTTGCGAAGACTTTACGTAATATTCTTCTGTTATTCCTGAAGCAACGTCCCCAAGAAGATTTTCAAAAGTGGTTGTAATCACAACTTTGTTACCTATCAATCCATCGTACAATTCAAGGTAGCCTCCATAAACCCTATTTGCATTTGCTATTGATAACGACATGGATGTAATTTGATTTAACATATTCTGATCTATTTCCGATCTCTTCACTGGAAATGCATAATACGGAATACCAAAGATGACATCTTTATCGTAATCAGTTATGTGGAGGGTGACTGTATCAGTTATTTCTATATCATACATTGTCACCACAGCTGCGCTCTCTAACTTATTCTTCTCTTGTCTAAAAGCTGATGTTATATCTTTCATCCTTTATCCTCTATAAAGCCTATACTCATTCTAAACATATCTCTTGAATAATATTGCAAATCTCTATTGTCTTCTGCAAACCGCACCTTCACTGCAACGCTTATAGGGGTATTTTTTAAATAAGTATACGTAGGAGAAGAGTCTAAATTGATAACAGTTGCTGTCGCACCAAATGAATCAATTGTTTCTACATCATACTTATTTGGGTCATACAACTTATGAAAAAAGATCGCATTACCTCTAATACCACTTGTCACCGTAAATGCTTCCCTACTACTAACATACACCTTAGATGAATTTGCTGTGGCTTCTAAATGCGTCTCTCTCATCCAAGTAGGTAAATAAAAATTATCGTATGCTCCTTTTCTTGCAATAAAAAACTTATATATATCATCTAACGCGTTTGTTTCCCCTCTTTCAAATTCAAATCTAAATGACATCTTATCTTTATACCACTTTGGTCTTCTTTGTTCATAACCACTTTCAAAAGCAGTGATGATAGTGCTAAAGGCTGCGGACACTATTCTATTATCCGGCAACGGCTCCCACCAAAATACTTCGCTAGACATTTTAACTTGTCCTTTTTATAGTTCGTCTCGTCATCCCATTTGCAAGTAAATCGCTCGTTATATAATTTACTATCACTCTTTTGTTTTTATCTACCACACCCATTAACAAATCCTCCGTTACTACATTTACTACTTGTACATCTCCACCTCCATATGCAACTCCCTCACCCCCCACTTCACCCCCACTTGCATATCTTTTATATCTCCCAGTTCTTATTGCAGCTAACACAGGTCGCGTCCAAGGTGTAACACGTTCGGGAGGGATTAAATATTCTCCCTTTTTAAACAAACCTAAGTTAACATCTCCTCCAGCTCTACCTTGCATTGGGCCACCTCTAGCATAACGAGGCAAGTTTTTCAACGGCATCTTTCCTACTTCGCCTCCATATGCTGCAGTCAACCCTTTTAATAATCCTCCTCCTCCTTTTCCTAATCCTGGAAACATTAACATTAAACCTTGCAATAACTTTATCTTTGCAATTGTCATTACCACATCAATTCCTAAATTAACAAATGCGATTGCTAATCTGCCCATAAAACTAGTTCCTTCTTCCGCCGTCATCTTTAACTGATCCCTAAGCATATCAAATGGCAACTCATACATTTGCCTATTCATATCCTGCATTGTACTTTTTAATTTCGTTCTTACTAATTCCTCGAAATTGTCTGTATATTTATTTATGCTATTTATTGCTTCACCAAAGTCTGCAGCCGCTAGACCGGCTTGCTTATACTTTTCAATAAGAGTTGTGTAAAGAGGAATTATTTGTTCCGTACTTGCTCCTTCCTTTTCTTTAGCGGCCGCTATCTCATCTATTACTTTTAATTCATTTGCATATGCTTGAAGCATAAACTTTCTATATACAGACTCTTGCTTCATATCTCCCATTTCTTTTTTCTTTATCTTTTCGTACCCTGCATAGACCCCCAATTCATTCTTCCTAAGCTCTAAAGACTTAGCAATTAACTCATTTATAAAAGTTCTATATTCAGCTGTGTCTGCATACGCTTGGCCTTCCGCCTGTAATTTTTTTACTAATTCGTCTATAGCATTTGCTTGACTTTCTTTAACTGCTACTTCACCTAATTCTGTTATTTGATAATTCTTTAACATCTCATACCATGAATTCTCTTGATCCATTAACCCCTTATATTTTTTCAATAAATCATCAAGCGATAATTGTACATCCTTTTTTGTATCATTCGTATCTTTCCAAACTACATCCCCAATAATCAATTCTTTTGCGAGAGCTTTAATCTTTTGATTTAACATATCATGTGTTGAAATCAATTTCAAAAGCATCTTCATATCTTCTAAACTAATATTTTTTGTTGCCTGAAGAAGTTGTATTCTAACAGCAAGCTTTGTTCTATCCATATCAAGTGTTTTTATTGCTGCTTCAATTTCCGCTTGTGACATAACAAGATAACTTTGCTTAGTTACCTCTGCTAAATCTTTTGTGGCTTGTCTCAATTCATTTTTAGCCTTTACACCCGCAAGAACCCTCTCAACCAATTTTGTTAATGACACAGCCGCAAATTCAAAAGCGGGAGACAATCTCTCTCCAAGCTCACGCCTTAAATCTCCTATAGTAGAAGTCATAACCTGCCATTTTTCTGGAAGAGTAAGTTTATCTACAGCAGACCCTACCTTCTTTATTATTGCAGATGCCGCTTCCATAACGGCATTAAAGAATGCTTGCTTCTTTTGAGCTTCAGTTAAAGATGAAGCCGCAATCCCAAGACTCGCTGCATATTTTTTATTAGCCTCACTAGAATCAACCATAATCCCTGTTCCACGTAACATTCTTTCACTTTGATATCCGATACCTACAACTAAGTCATCGAACATTTCCTTTGTACTTCTACCCATTGCAACAGCAGATGCCCTAGCCGCAGTCATCATCTGTTCCATTTGATCGAATGGAATTCCAATAAGCAAAGCCCTACTGGCACTTAACATAATGTCTGTTGAATCCATTGTACCTCTACTAATTGCCTTTAAAGATGCTACTATTTTATCTGCATCTTTTCCAACTGAATCCGCTAAGTTCTTAAAAGAAGTTTGTATTTGTTTGTACTGAGAAGCTTGCATAGCCATTGCTAACGCTTTAGATGCAAGAGCCCCGAACTTCCCAAGCAACGACATCGCTTGATTTAATCCTGTAACAAATAAAGCCCAACCCCCCTTCATAGATTGAAAAAACCCTTCACTCGTCTTCTTAATTTTTTTCATACCTTGATCTATTTCATTAAGATCTTTTATAGCATCCCCATTTTCCATTCTTACTTTAATTCCTACTTCTTCAGACGTTGGCATTTTTTTTGACCTTACTTAATTTTTCTTGATACTCATTCATCTCAGCATCCCTACGCATATATAACAAAAGCTTTAATAACGAGGTGTCAAGTGTCTTCTCTTCTGACCATCCATATTCTCTTGCAAAGTAGCTAACAAAGGCTGTTTCGCTTGTAGCATACCCGCCCGCACTAGAAGGAATTGAATATTTTTTTTTACAGAGTCATAATTAATTAACTGAGAAGCGAGATAACATTGCGTCACTACATCATATGTAGCCCGCTTCATAAAATAATGAACTGAAAAACGATATGGCTCGCAAATTAACTTACACACATCTATTAAAAACTTCTTTTCCTTCTTTAACAGCCTCTTCCACAAAAACGCAAACGCTTCCACTGACTCCGAACTCTTTAACTTTGTATAATCCAATATCTCTATATTACCTATATACTTCCTCCACTTAATCAACAAATCCGCGAACATTTTTTCAAACTTATCTACTTTTCTAAGAGGAAGAGGGGAGATGAAAAGAAGCCTCCGCCCTATTTTCACGCGCAGAGGCCTCTCTTCAATTATGTAGAGATCTTCGAGCTCTAACTTCCTTACATCAACCATCCCCTTCCCCTTTTATACTACTCTTAGGTCGTCTCCCATCGCCAATAATAAAGATTCTCAAACTCATCCCCAACCGCCGTCATTGTTTCATCAATATTTGCACCAACAGTAAAGGGAATAGAAGCGTGTTCTTCACCACCAAGAGCCACTTCAATTGGCGACATAATCTGACCCTTTGGAAACACCAACCACATTATGTCTCCATCTACATTCTGCCCTTTAAATCCCCAGAGCGTCTCAGTGGGCAATCCTGACGAAGATCCAAAACTTAACTTTTCATACCCAGATCCTGATGCAATTGTTCCACCCATAATCATTTGGAACGTATCAATATCAAATTGCTTAAACGCTCCTTCAAACTCTGCTCCCTGCCTTATTGAATCCCTTCTAACAATTACTCTCTTCCCATCCTTCGTTGATTCTGCACTTGCCACATCTCTTAACATACGAAATGTAGTTCCAGGGTCTGTATATGCAACAAGATTTGCCGCTCCAGTACCCCCTACATACACATCCAAGCTTGAAAGGAAAAACTTTGTTTTGTCTCTTTGACTAGCCATCTTTTGATCCTCCTAAAATGTATATTCATCAGTTGTGTAATACGTTAAACTTATCTCTCGTCCTATTCCGACGAAAACCTCTCCATCTAAAATTGTTGCTCTTCTTACTATGATTGCTTCATCAAGCGACTCTACTCTACCACTTACTTTTGGATTCGCAAAAATCACATCCATTACATTATCACATATATCTAACAACCCTACATCTTCTCCTAAAAGGGCCGTGCTTTTATTACGCAATTTTACCGCTACTCTCACTACAACGTGGAAGACTCTTGCTCTTAATTTTTGATATGTACCGCTTGAAATCCTACCTACATCAGTTACTCTAAATTCTTCTGAAGTATCGGGGGACTCATCTACTACAATAAAAGGAAACCTATTAACTGGTACAAGTAAATCAATTGAATCACTTCCTATTACTATGTTTCTCTCATCTACTTGGTCTATAATAGATCCATCAGCTTTAAACAATGCCTGTAGATTTTGTAAAAGTGTTTTCATTTAACCCCTTCCATCACCCAAGTAGATATTTCTTTTGACATCTCTTCTTCGTCTCTTCCTGTTATAAATACTATTTCTCTTTTTGGGGGCCTTCCTTTTGTACTCCCCCCATCCTGATGATATTGTGCGTAAGGTATCTTTGTACCAAAAAACATTTCCGTCCTTCCTTGCTTAAAAACATTCCCTCTTGCACCTAACGAAAAACTTCCTTGTAAATGACCTAACCTAATAAGGGGCTTCCCTGAATAAGGCCCATATGTTCCTTTCTTCCCTCTTCTAGAATGGGCGCTTGTTTTCCACGCTTTATACTTTGGACTTAAAGGCACCCATTCTACATGACCTCTTCTTCTACCTGACTTTGAAAACGCTTCTGCTATCCACGACATAAACAAGAACATTGTTAATCGCTTCCAGAGACCAAACTTTTGAGGCTCTTTTAACTTGTCCGCCATTCTACCAAACATTTTCTCAACTTTCTTCGAATCCCATTCTATTATTATTCCACCTTTTGCAGCCATCTAAATCACCCTCCCTATAGGCGGGTACGTCCTTGTAACTCCTTCCCCCTCTTCATCCAATGCAGTTCCAGTAGAAGAAATTAATCTTACTTTACCTGTATATATATTTTTCTTTAAATTCTCATATTGTGTTGACCAATATGTAACTAATGCATTCTCTTGAGTTATAACTGCCGCATTAGATATAACTCTTAACACAACCAACTCACACGCTTTGTAATGTGATAACCTTCTGATGGCTTCTGGGAGAGTGCTAAGTGTAGTCCAATCTACCATACCAGAAAGATCATCCTTCACACACAAATCCCCATCTTCAATTGCTTTCAATACATCATCATCTCGCATATCTTCTTCTGTTATTGAAGGTAAGTCTCTTCTTATCCACTCTACATCTGAAAAAGGAGCTACTATAGCCATTTCATTCACCTCATTCCATTAAAAGAAAATACGCTCCATTTCTTTTTTGTACTGCACCATATTGCTTCAATTCTTCTTCACTCCATTGCCCTAAATGCGTCTCGTATATATTCCCAAACTCACTTCCTTGCCCCGTCATATGTACTGGAGTTATTACACACACTTTCTTTCCTTTTTCTTTCATCAATTGTAACAACTCTAATCCCTGTTCCTTATGAAAATGCTCCAACACATCCCCACAAATTATCACATCATACTTTCCAGCTAACCTCAACACCTCTAAAGCATTTCCTATTACTATCTCACTATAAATCATTCGTTGTAATTCTTGTATGTAAGGTTCAAATATTTCTATACCAACTATACGTGTTTTCCATTCTTCTTTCTTTAATCTTCCAAACCATACATCTGCATACTCTCTTGCCAAGAACCCGTACTTACCAAAACCTATTCCTACATCTAAAACTGTTACTGGAGCTACATCCATAATCAATCTACATACTTCATAAGCAAAAATTGGACTTGATGTAGGCACTTACTTTATCCTTATTAACAACCCACCCTTTATAGTAGCCTGCCCTAAATACCCGGAACTAACATACACACCTACTTTATTCCACAATCTGCCACCTATGATTTCCCCACCTAATGGATAACTTATTCCTCCACCTACAAAATATCTTTGCTTTGCTTTTGCTAATTCTTTACCTTGTTCATTATATAGATAGGTTACCGTCTTTATTCTCCCACTAAGATCTTCAATAACTGTATTTGATTCCTGTAAAGCTGTATAGCATTCTCCCAACAAAGATTTCAACTCTGCATTTTCCGCTTCTAACTTCTTTATTCTATCCCTTAACGAAGCATTCTCTACATACGTACCTGACATCGAGTTTATAAATTCTGTAAAAACATCTCCCCTTGCCTTATTAACCCCCACAATTAAAAATAAAGCAATTACATAAACAAGAACAAGAAAGAGAAATAACCAAATAAAACGTCTGTTCATTTTAAAGCCTCTTTTATTCGCTCCATCAAATTCTTATTCTTTGCTATTGCTTTCATTACTTCTTCTTGTAAATCATTATCTATACTTTGTTCTAACGCCTTCATTATTCTCGCTTTACTCCAAAACCATCCTACTCCAAATGAAACCCCTATCAATATTACTAATATAACATAACCCATTTTTATTCTCCTTCTTCATGGACTGTTTCATAATGCACACTTCCTGGAGCTCTTGTGCCTCCAGGAAACATAATAAACGGCCAAAACTTCCATCTTCCAGAAACATCTAAATCACTTTCATTTTGTACATCATAATATATAAGCCCATGTCCAGTTCCAACATATGCTTCCCAACTTCCGGTCACTCTACTAACTACACCTATAAGATCAGTCTTATCAGGAGGCTTAGCATATTTTATAAGAGCACTTGCCCCAGTTACTTCAACACCACACTTCATTCTTATTCTTAATGCTGTTTGATTTTTATATATTTTCCCAGCCATCTTATCTCCCCTTTCTTGGCTTGGTCATACTGTGCTCCCATTCTACACTTAATGTAACTGGAGTCTTCCAAGTCACGATATCTAATATAGAAAGTTTATAAAGACTAAAGTGCGATATCCCACCAATAATCATTTCACCTGTAGATGAATATTCAAATGCGTTGAAGAATTGAACTCCAACTTGACCTCCAACTAAAACTTTTCCAGCAGCCGCATAAATAAAATATTTTATAGAACTAAAATCTGAAACGCCCTTTATTTGAACTTTACCAGATCCAGTTCTCGTAAGTTCAAACTCTCTTGAACCAATTCCAGAAACGGTAACTTTTCCAGATATCGTTGCAGAATAAACTATTGAATATGAAGATGCGCCACTAACTTGAACCTTTCCAGAAGGACTACTTATATAAGTTTTAGTTACTACACTTGATGAACTCCCTGATACTACAACTTTTCCAACACAACTAGTAATATACGTTCTAGAATAAATAAGCGCTGAGCTACTTCCACCAACTTGTACTTTACCAATTGCTTGATACTGTAATGTTAAAACTCCTTGCACTACTCCTGAAACAATAACTTTTCCAGATACTGCCGCAGTATAAATCTTTAAATATATAGTTGAAGATACTCCACTAACGTGTACTTTTCCTACACATGCATAAACAAATACTTTCGTATAAATTAAAGCCGCACTACTTCCAGAAACTGTTACCTTTCCTACCGCACTATAAATAGTTCCTATAGACCTTTGAGCTGCTGCAACTCCTCCAACCTGTACTTTCCCAGAAACAGTAGAAACATAATCCTCAACTTCTACATTTGTAGCCACGCCCCCTATTACTACTACACCTAAAGCTTCTTTTACATAAATCTTTGTATAAACAAAAGTTCCTACACCGCTAACTGTGCCCTTTCCAACTACAGTTGCTTGATATTCCTTTGTAAAAGAACAAGTTGCAGATCCACTTATTGTAACTTTACCTGCTACTGAAGAAACATAATTCTTTGATCCTATTATACAAGTACTAACTCCTCCTACTGTTACCTTCCCCGATACTGTGGCTTCATACGCAGAACGTATGAAAGTTGAGAACCACCCAAACGAGGACACTTCAAAAGCGGTTGGTGTTCTATACTCTGCAAAGAACCCGTAAGTAAATACTAGCTTACGTGCATCCTTTATATACCCTGCTTGACCATTTACATTTATTCTTCCCAAACAATTATAAGAATATACTTTCGTATATTGAATTGTCCCTAAACCACTTAACTGTCCCTTACCTATACAACTATAAACAAATATCCTTGTACTTTGTGTTAGATCTACTCCCTTTACATCTACTTTTCCAGAAGGGATGTTAGTAAAATCACCCATCCTTGAAAAAGTTGCTACACCACCAACTTGAACCTTCCCTGCTGCTGAATAACTCACTGAATAAACATAAGACTCAATATCAGGAAGCCATCCAAGAGTAAATACTTCTTTAACTGTTATAGCCCTTGTCTCTGCAAACCACCCATATGTAAATATTACTTTCCTTGCATCTTTTATGTACCCAGCTTGCCCCTTTACTACAACACCACTTGCTCCTATATATTCTTTAGCTACAATAACTATATATTCTGTTGTAGCAATCCCACTTACCGTTACTTTCCCAACAACTGTACTTGTATATTCCCTAGTATAACTAGTAGTAGCAACTCCACCTACAGTACCTTTACCTACACAAATCCCTAATTTGGTGGTAAAATTAACTTCTCCACCATATTGATACCCGCCAGCATTTAACGCATACGCTCTTGTATAATATATTTGATTAACAAGAAGAGGAGTAATAGGTATAGTAAAAACACCTGTACCATAACTTCCTGTTGTATTATTATTAGCTGCGTATCCTGAAGCTCCTGGCGCTACATTTCCAGGATCTGCTTTTGCTGATGTATCATAAACAAACCCTCTTTCTGTACAATTACCATCTGTAACATCTATACTTGCATTTCCTAAAGCTGAGGCAGAAGTAACATTTGTAGCCGCTCCCGTTGTTAACGTAGGAGCAATAAAATACGTAATTACTATTTGCCCTATACCACCAGTACCACCACTTCTATTTGTTTGATTTCCTCTCGGTCCTGCTCCACCCCCTCCACCTGCTGGAGCCGTACCATTAACTCCGTTAGCTCCGTTAGCTCCTGCATTCCCTCCATTCCCACCACCTGCATTTCCACCCGTACCGCCTGTAGTAGTTGAAGCAGCTCCACCAACAGCATTATTTCCTGCGCCGCCCCCAGCCCCACCACCACTTGTTCCTGACTTTGCAGCTCCCGCCCCTCCTGCCCATAAATTATTTCCTAATCCATTTACCGTTGCACCACCGGCGCCCGCTGCTCCATTTCTTAATCCTCGGGCACCGAATTCCGCTCTACCTATTGTTGTGTCATTAGCAGCATTAAAAGTTGAGTTGGTACCGTTAGCTCCATTACCTCCAACACCACCAGCCCCCCCATTTCCTACAAACAAATTATGAACATTTGTAGCAACAACTACAAGATTATTTATTCTAAAATATGCCCCGCCGCCCCCGCCGCCCCCACCGGTAGCAGTATTATTAGCGGTATTATTAGCAGCTCCACCACCACCCCCACCCCATCCTTCTATATTTGCGGTGAATACCTTAGCGGGAACTGTCCAGTTGTTTGCCCCTATTGCATTATAAGTGGCTGTGGACATTAGCATTCACTCTGTTGTCAAAGAACTCTACTACTTTTTTTATTCCCTCCTCAAGTGAAATCTTTGGATCCCATCCAAGTAAATGTTTAGCAGTAGCTATATTAGGAAGCATTCTCACAACTTTCTTGCAATCATTCCCTGTATACTCAATATCAGCCTTAGATCCAAGAATAGAATCGCAAACTATCTCCACTAATCTATTTAAAGTCACTACTTCATGTCCCCCAAACTCTATCACTTCTGTATACTTAGAATCCATAAATAAAATAAGGCCTTTAACTATATCGTCAACATAACAAAACGTCTCCGATTGATACCTATCCCCTCTTATTTCAATAGGCTGATACATCTTCACGTTTCTAATGAATGTAGGAATTACCCTTGAATCATTCTCTTTCATTCTTGTACCATAAACATTTCCCAATCTTGCTACTTTAAAACCAAATCCTACACAAAGCATTTCTCCAACTCTCTTTGCTTCTATATAACACTTGTCTAATCCAATATCATATTCTATTACATCTTTAACCCTTATAGATGAAGTATACAATAAAGGCACCTGTAATTTTTCTGCAAGCTTAGCTACACTTACCGTGCCTTGTATATTTGAATAAAGAGTTTGAAGAGGATAAAGCCTACAATCAACAGGGGCAGTAGGAGAGGCTAAATGAAATATTGCGTCAACATCAAATAACGGCCTATCTCCAACTACTAATGGCAAAGTTATATCGTCTTTTAAAAAAGCAAACTTCTTATTCTCTTTTAAATGCTTTACATTTTTCCAACTACCTGTTACTTCATTATCTAAACAGATTACTTCATCCCCTCTTTCTATTAAAGCGTCACATAAATGAGAGCCTAAAA